AAACGATTTAGTGTAATCATTGAAGTTGAATTGGATGACAAAAAATATAGCGAAGTTGAATCATGGGGTGTAGAGCCTTCTGATTATGTCAACTCTGTTATAACCGATCATGCCAGGGATAGAGGATTTCTTATGAAAACTTCTGTAACCGAAGTAGAAAAAAGTCTATACAATAGATTAAGAATTGCAGCAGATGACTTTATTGGCAAAGATGCAATAGCCGATATTGAAGAAGCTGCATTAGCTAACGCTAGATGTATTGGCGGAAACTGCGAGGACTAATATGGCGCATGAAGCAGGCAAAGGTGATACATACAGATCAGTAGATCAAAAAAAGTTTGATGAGAATTTTGAAAAAATTTTCGGTCAACGAGTTAAGAATCAAAAATTATCTGAAGCTGATATGTATGAGTATGAGTTGGATAAATCTACAGGGGAGGTTATTCGTGTTACTAAATAACTTTTATGGAGTGAAGTTGCCTATTACCACAAAAGATATTGAATTCATAGAAAGACGAAACATAAGAGTTCAATTTCTTAAAAGACAATTAGGCAATAAATATGTATTATTTAATTTAACCACAAAGGAAAATAAAAATGGCTAGTAAAAAATTAATGGATTTGGCAGTAAAGACAGGTGAATATACAAACAAAGAAGGTGCAGTAAAAGGCATTTATGAAAATATTGGCGCAGTTATGGAATCAGATGGCCGTAAGTATATTTTATTGAATAGAACATTTAACCCAGCGGGTTTACCTAATCCTGATAATAGAAGCACAATCATTGTTTCATTGTTTGAACCTAGAGGCAAGGAATCTGCACCTGCACCTAAAACAAACTTTGATGACATGGAATCAGATATTCCTTTCTAACATGGATGAGTTTGACAGAGCCAGCGAGCTAGAGGAACAGTATCGTAATGCTGCAATAAAGCACGTTAGAGATAATGACATGAATTACAAGCACGTTGGCGTTTGTCTAAACTGTGGAGTTAAATCTAAAAAAAGATTTTGCGATTTAAATTGTCGTGATGATTATGAGAAACGAAATGACCGATCCATTTAAAATTATAGAACCTACAGTTATTAGTTTTAGTGGTGGCAGAACATCAGGATATATGCTTTGGCGTGTATTACAATCTAATAATGGATTGCCTGATGATGCAAAAGTTATATTTGCCAACACAGGAAAAGAAGAAGAAGCTACATTAAAATTTGTAAATGATTGTTCAGTTAATTGGAATGTTCCTATTACATGGCTTGAATATTTACCTGAACCGCCAAGATATAAAGAAGTTTCTTATGAAACCGCTAGTAGAAATGGTGAACCATTTGCAGCTTTAATAGAAAAAAAACAATATTTACCTAATCCTGTAACTAGATTTTGCACAGTTGAATTAAAAATTAGAGCAATTCATAGATATTTAAAAGATTTAGGTTGGGATCATAATGAAAATATGGATTGGATTGGAATTAGAGCAGATGAACCCAGGCGAGCTGCAAAAGTAGAAAAAGAAAGAGTGCCTTTGTTTGTAGATGGTGTAACATCAAAAGATGTTGGTAAATTTTGGGCAGAACAAAATTTTGATTTAGAATTACCAAATATAAATGGCAAAACATATCATGGTAATTGTGATTTATGTTTTCTTAAAGGTTATCCACAAACATTAAGTCTTATTCAAGAAAAGCCTGAACGAGCAATATGGTGGATAGAACAAGAATCAAAAATTAAATCATCAGGTCAATTTTCAGGCGATGGTGCAAGATTTAGAAAAGATAGACCAAGTTATTTGCAAATGATGGAATATTCAAAAACTCAAAGCGATATGTTTGGATCAGAAGAAGAAACTATACCTTGTTTTTGTGGAGATTAAATTGAAAACAGAATACCTAGCTAAAACTATCCGTCTTGTTGGAAAAACACAAATAAATACAGCAATCAATGCAATACAAAATGCACCGATTGATTTAGATAAACCTTTAGAAGTTATTATTCGTGAAGAACAAAAGTCAAGATCATTAAGCGCTAATGCTTTAATGTGGGCAGGGCCATTAAACGATATTGCTCAACAAGCTTGGGTGCATGGCAGACAGTATTCAGCTTTGATATGGCATGAATACTTTAAAGAAAAATTCCTGCCTGACTTTCCTGATCTTAAATTAGTTAAAGAAGGATATAGAAAATATGAAGAAACTCCTGATGGAAAACGTATATTGATTGGATCAACATCTAAACTTACTAAATTAGGATTTAGTAATTACATGGAACAAATATATGCTTATGGTGCAGATTTAGGAGTAAGATTCCGTGAAGCCAATCAAACAGAAGAAGTGTAAAATATGTAAAGCATACTTTACACCCTTAAAACCGCTTCAGTTAGTGTGCCAATGGAAGTGTGCAATTGAATTTGCAAAGAATCAAAAAATTAAAACCGTCAAAAAAGAAGTAAAAGAAGCTAAATTAAAATTAAAAAGCCGATCCGATTGGTTAAAAGAAACTCAAGTAGTATTTAATAAATATATAAGATTAAGGGATCAGAATGACGGTTGTATTAGTTGTGGGTCAACAAGTGCCTCATCATATCATGCAGGCCATTACCGAAGCATTGGAAGTGCAGGACACCTTCGATTTAACGAGCATAACTGCCACAGACAATGCGCAGCCTGTAACACCCATTTATCTGGTAACCTCATCCGCTACAGACTCGGACTTATTAGAAAAATTGGAATACAGCTTGTTGAAACACTCGAATCTGATAATGCGACAGTAAAGTGGTCAATAGACGAAATAAAGATACTCAAAGCTCAATTTTCTGCTAAAATAAAAGCTCACGAAGCGAATAAATCGTGAAAATTTAGCTAAATTTAGATTAAAAGGAACTCAAAATGGGTATGAAAGACGCAGAAAAATATACACCAGGCGTATCAGGTGAGAAAATGCCTAAAGGCGTTCTTGCTTCTGACACTTCAGGTGAAAGAAAAATGGCATTAAAAGGCGGTGTTGGTATGGGTAAAGCTGATGGACTTGGCTTACGCGAAGCTTCACACGCTGGTAAATACGATGGTCGTTTAGGTGAATTAAAAGGCGGTTCTAAAGAACACGAGTGCTATTCACACAAACGCGTAGAACACGAACAAGACAGTATGTAATAAAACGAAATCCCAACCAGCCCTAGACTGATTGGGAGTTTCTAACCAAATATTAATGGAGGTAATAAGTGGCTGTATTAAATTCTAAAGAAATTTGCAAACATTGTAAATTCTTTTCTTTTGGCGATGTATTAGGATCATGTCATCGCTATCCTCAAACTTACAATAAACATGAAAACGATTTCTGTGGTGAATTTGTTTCAAATATCACTATTGAATTTGTTAAACATGAAATTAGACTCAATATTGAACCTAAAGTGAAAGGCAAAAAGAAATGATTAGACCCTTTGCAGACAAAATCCTAGTAAAACCTATTGAACGTGAAGATAAGTCAGCCATACTTGGCTTTGTTTACGCTGAAGAATACAATACAGGTGTTGTGGTAGCTGTTGGCCCTGGTAAAAAGATTAAAGAAGGTAAATATGATATTATGCCTGTATCTGTAGGTGACAAAATTAGATTTGGCACTATGGGTAAAGACGAATATCTTAAATTTCAACCTGTTATGGATAATGGCGAAAAATATCTCATCATGTCATGGCAAGATGTAGCATTTATAGAGGAAAAGGAATAAAATCATGCCACTAAAAAAATCAACAAGCCCTAAAGCGTTTAAAGAAAACATTAAGGCTGAAGTAAAAGCAGGTAAGCCTATTAAACAGGCAGTTGCAATCGCCTACAGCGAGAAGCGAGAAGCAGCTAAAAAGAAGAAAAAGTAATACTTTTTTAAATAATTAAATCAAAAAAAGTGATATATATTACACATTTTAATCAAGGAGCAAATCATGGCCATTAAGTTGGAACTTGAAATCAAAGAAGCAGAATTAGTATTAGCAGGCGTTTATAAACTTCCTATGGAAATTGCAGAACCTTTAGTAGCTAAAATCAAAGGTCAAGCATTACCACAAGTGCAAGAACAATCTACTTCGGTAGAAGTTACTCCAGCAGAACCATTGCCTGAAGAACCACAAGTCTAATGCAAATCGAACAGAGGTTGCTATCGGACTTAATTCCGTATATCAACAACTCTAGGAAACATTCAGACGATCAAGTTGCACAAATTGCAGCTTCAATTAAAGAGTTTGGATGGACTAACCCTATATTAGTTGATGGCGATAACGGAATTATTGCAGGCCATGGTCGCATTATGGCGGCTAAAAAGCTAGGCATGACTGAAGTTCCTGTCATTGAATTAGCACATCTATCTAAAGAACAACGTAAAGCATTAATTATTGCAGACAATAAACTAGCTTTAAACTCTGATTGGGATACAAACCTATTAGCTATTGAGTTAAAAGACTTACAAGATTTAGGCTTTGACTTAAATTTAACAGGGTTTGATGGCGATGAATTAGCCAATTTATTAAAACCTGAACAAGTTGATGGCCTAACCGATGAAGATTCTGTTCCTGAAGTGCTTGAAGAACCTAAAACTAAATTAGGCGATATATACAAGCTTGGAAATCATAGGCTAATGTGCGGTGATAGCACAAGTGTTGATGCTATTGATAAATTAATGAATGGCGATAAAGCTGATGTAGTGTTTACTGACCCACCTTATGGAATGTTTTTAAATGCAGATTATTCTGGAGCTAAATCATCTTTAGGCTTTTTTAAAGAAAAGGGAGTCAAGGGCGGTAAAAAATATGACAATGTTATAGGCGATCATGATGATTTTACGCCTGAATTAATTAATACTGTATTTGCATCATTTGGATATTGCAAAGAAATATTTTTATGGGGTGCTGATTATTATGCAGAACTTTTACCAAATAAGAATGATGGATCATGGGTAGTATGGGATAAAAGATTAGATGAATCAGCAGATAAAATGTATGGATCAACTTTTGAATTATGTTGGTCAAAAGCTAAACATAAACGCATGATGGCAAGAGTTAAATGGGCTGGAATATTTGGAACTGAAAAAGAATTTGATAGAAAAAGACATCATCCAACTCAAAAGCCTGTTAATTTAGTTTCTTGGTTTTTTGACTACTTTAGCCTTAAAGATAAAAAAAATGTAGTTGATCTTTATGGTGGATCAGGTAGCACATTAATAGCCGCAGAAAAATCAGGTAAAAATTCTTATGTTATGGAACTTGATCCTAAATATTGTGATGTAATAGTTAAACGATGGGAAGATTTTACAGGTAAGAAGGCAGAGTTATTAAGTGCTTGATTTACAACACTTACTTTTAAACACTTTGGGTCAATAAAAAGATGCTAGAACACGTTCCTACTGATAAGACAAGAGAGCAAGTATTAAGCGCTTCAGGGCTAGGATTGCCTCAACTGCAAATAGCTGCATTGTTGGGCATATCTGATGTCACATTGCGTAAGCATTACGAGAAAGAATTAGCTGTGGGCAAAGCAACTGCGTCTGCTAACGTGGCTAAATCTTTATACAATAAAGCCCTATCAGGTGACACGACTGCTGCAATATGGTGGACTAAAGCTCAAATGGGCTGGGGTGAAACCAATACCACTAAATTTGGTAATATTGACGGCACGCCACTTGAGGGCATACAAGTCACCTTTGTAAAGTCAGATGGATCAACAACAACTTAAAGATGCAATAGCCAGGGTTCAGTTTCCTTATAAGCTTAATTGTCTATTTGAACCTAAAGAATCACGTTACCGAATATTATATGGTGGCAGAGGCGGTGCAAAGTCTTGGGGAGTTGCAAGAGCTTTACTTATAAAAGGCGCTAAAAAGCCTACTCGTGTATTGTGCGCTAGAGAGTTTATGACATCTATTAAAGATTCGGTGCATAAATTACTATCAGATCAAATCATTGATATGGGTTTAGATGGCTTTTATGAAATTACTCAAAACTCTATTCGTGGAATAAATGGCACAGAGTTTGCTTTTGTAGGATTAAAGAACAATATTGCTAATGTTAAATCATTTGAAGGTATTGACATAGCATGGGTAGAAGAAGCCCAAACTGTATCAAAGACTAGCTGGAATGTATTAATACCAACTATCCGTAAAGAGTTATCAGAAATATGGATAACATTTAACCCTGAATTAGAACAAGATGAAACTTACCAACGCTTTGTAGTTAATCCACCTGAACACGCTGTTGTTCAACGTATTAATTGGAACGATAACCCTTGGTTTCCTGAAACATTACGATTAGAAAAAGACGCATTAAAGAATCGTGACCCTGCTGCATACAATAATGTATGGGAAGGTTTATGCAGGCTTACCGTTGATGGCGCTATATTTGCTAATGAAATGAATATGGCAGAGCTACAAGGCAGAATTACACGAGTGCCTTATGACGCTACCAAGCCTGTTCATGCAGTATTTGATTTAGGTTGGGCAGATCATACAGCTATTTGGTTTGTTCAATTTATAGGCATGGAAACAAGATTAATCAATTATTTGCAAGATACGCAAAAAACTATGAGTCATTATTTGCAAGAACTGCAAAAATTAGGCTATGTTTACGACACTATTCACTTACCACATGATGCAGAAAGCAAAAATATTGCGTCTAATGGTCGTTCTATTGACGATATTGTAAGAGCCGCAGGATATAAAACTAACATTTTACCTAGAGTTCCTGTGGTGGATTCCATAAACGCTGCACGAACCATATTCAGTTCTTGTTATTTTGATAGAGAAAATTGCGCAGATGGGTTACAATGCTTGCGTCATTACCGATATGAAGTTGACCCTGATTCAGGTCAGTTTAGCAGAACGCCACTCCATGATGTTTATTCACATGGAGCTGACGCATTTAGATATATTGGATTAATGATTCAAGATAAAAAAGAACGTAAAACTCAAAAACAAACTTACACTCCTGGCGTAAGCTGGATGGGATAAAACATGGCAAGAATGAAAAAAACTCAAGTTGTTGATAATGACCCAAGAATCCAAGATGCGATTCAATTCTTACAGTTTGCTAATGAAGCAGACCAAATGAATAGAAGTGAAGCGTTAGAGGATTTAAAGTTTGCAGCAGGTGACCAATGGCCTGTTGAAATACAAAATTCAAGAGTTTTAGAAGCAAGACCATGTTTAACAGTCAATAAAGTTGATGCGTATTGCCGTCAACTCACTAACCAAATGCGTCAACAACGCCCTCGCATGAAAGCGCATGGCATGAATAATGAAACAGACGCAAAGATGGCCGAGATCATTACAGGTATTTTCCGTCACATTGAAGTTCAATCAGATGCAGACCAAGCCTATGATAAAGCTGGTGACTTTGCAGTAAGAATGGGTTGGGGTTATTGGCGTGTAACTACAGATTATGTTCGTGACGATTCATTCGATCAAGAAATTTACATTAGAGCTATTGATAATCCTTTCACAGTTTACTTTGATCCTAATTCAGTTATGCCTGACGGATCAGATGCAGAAAAAGTATTAATCACTACAGTTATCAGTAAAGAAAACTTTAAGAAAATGTATCCTAATGCCGAAGTGGATCAAGGATTCACAATGCGTGGCACAGGTGACACTAATCCTGAATGGGTTATGAAAGAGGATATTAGACTAGCTGAATACTTCTACACAGAACGCAAACCAATTAAATTACATTTACTATCTGACGGCACAACAGTTAAGTCAGATGAATTACCACCACAAGACGTTTTAGATATTGCAGGCATTACAATCATTGAAACAAGGGACTCATACGAGAAAAAGATTAGATGGTGCAAATTAACTTCTATGGAAGTATTAGAAGAAGGCGAATGGGCTGGTAAATATATTCCTATTATTCCTGTTTATGGCCAAGAAACCGTAGTTGAGAATAAGAAAAAGAAATTTGGTATTGTTAGAATGGCCAAAGACCCACAAAGAATGTATAACTTTTGGCAAACTTCACTTACCGAGTCAGTAGCCCTTGCACCTAAAGCTAAATGGTTGTTAGCTGAAGGTCAAGATGAAGGCCATGAGAATGAATGGGCTATGGCTAACATTAAATCTATGCCTGTTTTACGTTACAAACAAACAGACATTGATGGTAAACCTGCACCTGCTCCACAAAGATTGCAACCTGAACCACCACCAGCAGGTATTATGGCGGCTGCTCAATCAATGACTACAGACTTAATGCAAGTTGTAGGTATATTTGATCCAGCTCAATTACCTCAAGGCAATATTTCAGGTAAAGCCTTACAAGGCCAGCAACAACAAGTTGATTTAACCAATTTCCACTACTATGACAACCTAACTCGTTCTATTCGCCAAACAGGTCGCGTTATTTTAGACTTAATTCCAAAGATTTATGATAGACAAAGAGTAATGCGTATTATTGGTGATGATGGCAAACCTGAAATCTTAACTATTAACGAATATGGACAAGACGAAGAAGGCATTACAAAGATTCTTAATGATGTCACAGTAGGCGAATATGATGTAGTTATGGATACAGGCCCAGGCTACAACTCTAAACGTCAAGAAGCTGTTGACGCTATGATGCAATTATTTGCAGCAGACCCAGCTTTAATCCAACAAGCAGGCGATTTAGTAGTAAGAAACATGGATTTCCCAGGTGCTGAAACTATTGCTGACCGATTAGCAGTTAATAACCCATTAGCTAAAGTGGATGACAAATCTAAAGTGCCACCAAGAGTCCAAATGGAATTACAAAAACTACAAGCTCAAAATCAACAAATGCAACAACAAATGCAACAAATGCAAATGTTTATTAAACAACGTCAAGACATTGAGCAAGTCAAACAAGATAACGAAACTAAACGTGAACTTATGCGTGAAACAGGTAAAGCACATAATGTTGAGAAACAATTGGAAGCACGAGTCCACGATGTCAACACTAAAGCAGTTACCGCACAGAATAAGACTGAAATTGAAGCTATTATGGAGTTATTGCTACATCACATGGATACAGCACGTCTAGAGCGTGAAATAGCTATGCGTAATGTAGAGCAACAAACTTCAGAACTTGCAGCCGTTGAGTCTATTAAAGACCAATCGATTGCAAGATAAGTAATTTTGTAGTATAAAGGCAAAATATCTACCAATGGATTACATTGGGTAAAAATCTTGGGGAAATCCATGTCAGAAAGAGAAGCAGGACAAGTATTAACTTCTGAAAATTCAGAAGCGTTTTATGCAAATAAGTTGGGTTTAGCTGCAGAAGCACCAGCAGAGGCTGAAGTAGAACAAAAAGTTCAAGAGGAAACTCCTTCAGAGCCTGTTGAGGAAGCAACAGATCAGAGTGAACCGCAACCTGAAGAAACAAAAGCAACGGAAGAAAAGAAACCAAATCCAAAGCTAGAGAAAAGATTTTCAGAGCTTACAAAGGCTCGTAAATTAGCAGAAGAAAACGCTGCTAAAGAACGAGAGCAAAGGGAAGCGCTAGAAACAAGACTCAAAGAATTAGAGCAAAAGGTCAACCCAAAACCTACGGAAGTAGAAGAAGTTGAACCCAAGCCTGAACAATTTACTGATGCCTTTGAATATGCAAAAGCATTAGCTGAATATTCGGCTGAACAAGCATTAAGAAATAGAGATAAGCAAGAAGCTGAACGTAAAGCCAATGAAGAAAGACAAAAACTTGTCCAATCTTGGCAAAAGAAGCTAGAAGTTACAAAAGCCGAGTTTCCTGACTATGAGGATATGGTAGCAAGCGCTGATGTGCAGGTAAGCCCTGAAATCAGAGATGCAATCCTAGAATCAGAAGTAGGGCCTAGAATTTTGTATTATTTAGCTGAAAATATCGAAGAAGCTAGACAAATTGCTGAAATGCCTATGATTAGTGCGCTCCGAGCCATTGGAAAATTGGAAGCAAAGTTTGAGGTTAAAGATACACCAAAAGAAGCCAAAGCTGAAGCTGAAACGAAACCTTCTGTAGCACGCAGTAAAGCACCTGCACCAATTAGTCCCATAAAGACGAATTCAGCAGTTGCCGATGTTGGTGTTAGTTCAGATGGTGAATTCCATGGCACTTACCAACAATGGCGTGAATCTCGTAAAGCAGGGAAAATTAGGTAGCAGGATATTAAACTCTTAAAATAAGGAAATATCATGGCTAATAATTTACTAACCATTAGCAAGATCACTAACGAAGCGTTGATGGTCTTGGAAAACGAATTAACATTTACTTCAGAAGTTGATCGTAACTACGATGACCAATTCGCTGTAGTAGGTGCAAAAATCGGTAACACAGTTAACGTAAGACGCCCAGGCCGTTTCATCGGAACAACTGGTCCAGCACTTAACGTTGAAGATTTCAATGAAACTTCAGTTCCTGTTACTTTATCAACACAATTCCACGTTGATACACAATTTACAACACAAGACCTAGCATTATCTTTAGATATGTTTAGTGACCGTGTTCTTAAACCAGCAGTTGCAGCTATCGCCAACAAGATTGACCGCGATGGTTTAGTAATGGCTAAAAATAACACAGCTAACATTGTTGGCACAGCAGGCACACCTCCAACAGGTTTAATCACTTACTTAACAGCAGGTGCTTATCTTGATTCTGAAGGCGCTCCACGCGATGGTCGTAGATCATGTATCGTTGAGCCATTTACATCTGCAACAATCGTTGACAGCTTAAAAGGTTTATTCGTTCCACAAGAAGCAATTGGCGAACAATACCGTAAAGGTTTAATGGGTCGTGATTCAGGTGGTATGAATTGGAAAATGGACCAAAACGTTGTTTCACAACAATTCGGTTCATATTCAAGTGCTACACTTTCATGTAACGTTACAACAGCTACTGGTTTCTTAACAAGTGGTTGGGCGCAAAGTTCTAACATCACTATCGGTGCAGCTTCAGCTAATGCTTCGCTAAACCAAGGTGACGTTATTACTATCGCTGGCGTTTATGCAGTTAACCCACAAAACCGTCAAGCTTATGGTTCTAACAAGCTCCGTAACTTCGTTGTTAATTCACCTGTAACTATTTCTTCATCAGGCACAGCTACTGTAAACGTTTCACCAGCAGTTATTACTGCAGGTCAATTCCAAAACGTATCAGTAACTTCAACTGGTTCACAAACAGTTACACCATTTAACAATACTGGCGCTGTTTCACCACAAAACAT